ACTACCACCATTGTCTATGACTATCCTTTCGACTGAATCATAGCCCGATCCCTCATTAGTAATCTCAACTTTAGTGAGCGAACCAGACGAGTTAAAAGTCGGAACGACCACAGGTTTGGTGCCTGAGTGCTAGGATCAGTAAAATCAATAGTAGATCGAGATACATCATAACCACTTCCTCCTGAAAGTATTTCTAGACCAACCATCTTACCGTCTTTAACGGTAGGATCTAAGACAGCTGGGGTTATTGGAATAGATCCACCCACGTTTACAACAATCATTTCAGCATGTGCTGTTGCTCCTGTACCATCACCTGTGACAGTAACAGTCGGAGTAAAGTTATACTTACTACCATTTGTAGTAACTATAGCCTGCGATACTACATCTCCATCTAACAATGGAGTCGCAGCAGCGGACTCGCCAGGTGTTACAAGATAATAGTATTGTACAGTATAACCTGTATCTATTAACTCGTCGTCTCCTGCGAAGAACTCTCCACCTTCGTCGCTGTACTCGAAGAGTTCTGCTTTTAATTTATATGTATAGTTCTTACCTAACTGGTAAAAAGGTTCTTCATGCTCTACAAATTTAATCTCAAAATAATTAGATGATAGTGGGAAGTATATTAGATCTCCTTCTTGTGGTCTTTCTCCTACCTCTATGTCTTCGTCTAACAATAGGAACTGAGATATAAGATCACTAAATCTCTGCTGTGATATAACCATAGTTATCTCATCAGTCTGTCTGATACCAAACTTTGTCAATAGATCTCCACCACCTTGGAAACCATCAAAGTTTTCTAGGTATGCTTCTATAATATATGAGTCATCAAACTGTGAGATGACCTCTTCATTAAACACATTATCTTTTGCTATCATTTGTCTGGGAATGTATAACACATCCATACCAAACATCTTGATATATTCTTCAACAAGATTCTGCTGAAGAAACTGCTCGTTACGAGTACCGTGTGTAAAGAATACGTTTCTTGCCATTATCCGATCATATCCATTGGAGGCATTTCATACTTCATTAGCATCTCATCTTCTATCTTGTTCAACTCCTCTTGTGCCTGTTGATATATCTGATCACCATTCATAGTGATACCACCTGGCAACTGTGCTCCTTGGAACTTAGATAAGTTCTGTCCCCACTGTCTCTTGATGAGTTGTGTGGTATATCTCTTGAGGAAGATGTCATCATATAGTGTAGTAAATGTAGAAGGATCTAATGCTCTGTAAGCATCAAAGACTATAAAGTCTCCATCGTTTACATCAGTCTTGAAGTCAAGATCCATGTAAAGTCTGTCTCCTCTTGCTTGGAATCTGATTTGTTTCTGTCCTTCTAGTAACCAGTATATATCTTCTAGTCTTCTGTTTACCATTTCATATGTAAGAATCTCTGTCTGAGTTAGATCCCAGAGATCATTCAATCTCCACTGGTATCTTACATCAAACAAGTTAGTAGTATTCTTAGATGTGAAATCAAATATCTTAATGACTGAGGTGACATGCTCAGGCATGGTAATAAAATTATTCTGCTCAAGAAACTCTGGTTGTCTAGCACCTACCTGTGTCACTGTAGTAGTTGTGTCAGTCTTCATCAAGTCTATAGTTGCTTGATCAAACTTATACTTTAGAAAAGTTCTAATATAACCATCAGTAGATCTCTCTTGAAAAAACTGCAAAGCATCATCAATCAGATCATCTATCTGATCGTCATCTACGTTTATTTCTAGGACTGGTGCTCCTAGTTTTCTTAAAGCATACTCTGCTAGAGTTGCTTTACTACTTGGTTTTGCCATTAGACTGTATCCACGTTGAATCTCACTCTTACATAATATGTAGTTGTAGGTAACAGTGTAACGTCACCTGGTAAAGTATAAGACTGTAGGTTAGTAGAGTTTCCTAACGATTGATGTTCAATGTTAATGAAAGTATCTCCCTGTGAGAACTGCCAGTCAGTTGAGTTATGTCCATATCCTGCCTTGATCTCAGGAGTTAGAACGTTGATTGTAGGATTAAATGCGGGAGTAATAGTTTGTACTTCTGGTTGATCTACTACAGGTGTAGCAAACTGTACAGGAGATGAGTAATTACTTTGTAGTCCTGCGTTATCCTTATATTTGACTTGTACAGAGTATGTAACTGCGAAGTCAAGTGTACCAGCTGGTACTGTAAATGTAGTCAAGTTACCAGTATCACCTTGTGATAAGTCAGGTACAGTGATCTGTGCTGTATCATATACTGTCACGTTATCTGCCACTCTCTTGATTATCCAGAACGATGCTTGGTGTGTTGACCCTGCGTACTGTGATACAAATGCTCCTGCTGTAAATGTAGGTTGTCTATTGAATGTCAAGTTAGTTGTTTGATCTATATTGACCTCCATAGAAGCAGCTGCTTCTACAAACTCAGACTCATTAACAGTTATAGTAGCAGAGTTTGATGTAACTGATATCGCATTGCTGTTAGATAATACACAACGATACTCGTTATAGTTTGTTGGGAATGGTTGTGCGGGTGTAGTATAGCTAGCACTTGTCGCACCATTTATATTTGCCCAATTAGCACCACTGTCAGTTGTCTTCTGCCACTGGTAGTTCAATGCTCCACTGGTAATAGAAGCAACGATACTAAAGGTTGCTGTCTGTCCTTCAATAACAGTTTGTGGTTGTGGATGAGTTTGAATAGAGATGACTCTAAGAACTGTCTGTACAGCATAAGTTGACTCTATATCACTCTGAGCACCTACTAGACTTAGTGTACATTTATATCTGTCATCATTATCATCAGCAAATACTAAGGCAGGAGTAGTATAGGTAGCACTTGTCGCACCTGGTATAGTATTGTAGTCAACACCGTTATCAGATTTACTCCACTGATATGTGTGTGAACCACTTGATGTTGTACCCGCTACAGTATATGATGATGTGCCTCCTTCATTACCTGTTGCGTTGACTGGTTCAGAGGTTACACTATGAGTCCTGTAGACAGTTAGCAATGCGGCTGAGGTGAATACATCAGCGTCAGCACCTGTAGCCGAAAGCTTACAACGATACTGATCAGCATGATCTGCTGCGTAAGTTGCTGTTCCTGTGTTGTAAGTAGGACTTGTAGCACCACTAATATCAGCCCACTCATCAGTCATAGTCATTGAATTACCTTGACCTGTGTGGAAGTGGCACCAATACCAAAGTGTATTAGGTGCGGTACTTGGTACTGTGAACGTTACAGTTCTAACTGTACCAGTAGAGAACTGAGCAGTATACTCTGCCATAGTTTTAACAACGCCATCTAATCTGTAGACTGTAGATGAAGGATCATAGTGTGATCCACCTCCTACTAGATCTCCATCCTCTGTTGTACTAAACATCAATGGGTGAGATTGAGTATTCCAAGTAGAGTTAGAAGAATCTGATTGATCAAAAGTATATGTTGCTCCTCTCTCAAATTCACGTACAGGTTTCTCTACGCCATCAAAATAGAATACTCCTGTTGCCTGTCCATTGACTGTATCTGTCCCCACTGTGACATTGATAGTTTCATCACCATCTTTTCTCTGCCACTGATACTGGACTGAGGGTGCATGATTAGACCATATAGAGTTGTATAGCTCTGGGTCAGCAGCTGTCTCTGCCTTAGCAGAAGCACCACCACCAGCTGGTGTTGTCCAATTACCAACTCCAAAGGAAGAGTTTAGTAACGCACTGATAGCAGAGGTTGTTACTGCACCTACTGCTGTGAAACTTGTTGACTGTCCTTCATTTATAGTGCTGTCATTAGGATGAGAAACTACGCTAACTGATACTGACTCTACCTGTAAAGTAGCAGCATTAGAGAATGTATTAGTAGCACCAGCCGCAGATATTAAACATCTATATTGATACTCATCAAACTGAGCTGAGAGTGTAGGTGTTGTGTAAGTATTGGAAGTTGCTCCACTCAATCCTGACCAGTTATTACCATCGTCAAGTGATACTTGCCATAGGTAGTTGATGTCAGCTGCGTCACCATCAGATATGCTAGCAGTAATTGAGAAGTCTGCTGTACCACCAACAGCTCCTGTAGTGTTATCTGGGTGATCAGTAACCACAACGTTTCTGGAAACTGTTAACTGAGCACTTGTAGATGTTACTTCTGATGCACCAACTGCATTGACTCTACATCTAAAGTAGTCACCGTTGTCAGCATCAAATGACGCGGGAGGTGTACCACCACTATCATATGTTGTAG